TGTTGGTTATAAGGGATCTTCTGCATTCGATGCTGGTCTGTTCTATTGCCCATACGTTCCGCTCCAAATGGTTCGTGCAGTTGATCAGCAAAGCTTCCAGCCTAAGATCGGCTTCAAGACTCGTTACGGAATGGTTGCAAATCCATTTGCTCAAGGTATTACAGCTGGTAATGGTGCACTCACCACAAATACCAACTTCTACTACCGCAAGGTAATTGTTACAAATCTTATGTAGTCGTGACATTTTTATATGTAAGGTATTCAAAAATGTAATACCTAAATATATAAAAAATAATATCTACTAAATAAAAAAACCCCGGAGGGAAACTTCCGGGGTTTTTCTTTAAATAAATAGCAATAAAAGAGGTAATAATGACAGCAATAGACAGCAGACCAGAAAATATGAACTTCCTTTCACCATTGAATTTTAAATTTCAATTGAAGAGAGCACCAGCTGTAAACTTCTTTATTCAAAAAATAAACTTGCCAGGTCTTTCTTTGCCAAGTATTGACGTACCAACGTCAATCATAAACATTCCATATCCTGGTGACCATCTTCTTTATAATGATCTTACAATATCATTCAAAGTTGATGAAAATTTAGAAAATTATATGGAAATACATGGATGGTTGAGATCACTTGGTCGACTAGATAGTTATGCCCAATTGGCATCAAAGCCTGTATATACCGGAGAAGGTATTACGTCCGAAATATCACTAATGCTTTTGACCAGTTATAAAAATCCAAACTATGAAATAGTATTTGAAAATGCTTTTCCTGTGTCATTAAGTGGTTTAGACTTCCTTACAACCGCAGATGACATTGACTATCTTGAAGCTGAAGTAGTTTTTAAATACATAAAATACGAAATAAAAAAAATGGTTTGACATTTGGTGTTAATTAGTTTATAATATTACTATTATTGATGATGGAGGATATTTTGAACTTCGAGGATTTATTTAATGAGTGGGATAAAGATAGTAATATAGATAAAACTAAATTAGATGATGAATCTCTCAGAATACCTAAACTTCATCATAAGTACTATAAACTATTTGTTGCTGAAAGATCTAAACTTAGACAAATTGAAGGTGAACTTAAAAAACTTAAGTTAGATAAAACGGAATTTTACACTCAAGGTCATAATGAGGAAACTCGGACCAAAGGTTGGAAGCTTCCAGCAAAAGGTATTATTATAAAAGCTGATGTTCCTATGTATGTTGATGCTGATCAAGATATTATTGATTTATCACTTAAAATTGGTGTTCAACAAGAAAAGATTGAATTTCTTGAGTCAATTATAAAAACCTTAAATAATAGAGGTTATAACATAAAAACCGCAGTTGAATTTATTAAATTTGTGAATGGATCATAATGGATACGGTAACTATAAGAAAATATGATGAGGTATATAATAAAATAGTCTGCGATCCCGGTATTGCCATGGAACTTGCAGACCATTTTACGTTTGAAGTGCCTGGTGCAAAGTTTATGCCTACTGTTCGTAATAAGATATGGGATGGAAAAATAAGACTTCTTAACCCACTCACTTGTCTACTTTATTCTGGATTAGCAGAAGAAGTCATAAAGTTTTGCCAATCCCGCAAATATGAATATGAATTAGATGGAATCTCCAATGATGAAGAGTTTTCAATCCATGAAGCACAGAAAAGGATAGAAGCTTTAGGATTGACTAAAACTCCTAGAGATTATCAATTAGATGCCTATGTGCATGCAATCAGAAAAAGAAGAGCAGTACTGCTCTCTCCAACAGCATCTGGCAAATCACTCATAATATATCTCATAACAAGACACTATAGAGAAAAAACTCTCATCATAGTTCCAACTACATCTCTTGTTCATCAAATGGCGTCCGACTTCAAAGACTATGGTCTAGAAGAGGAATGTCACAAGATTATGAGTGGTGAAGAAAAGATTACAAATAAAAACATTGTGATTTCAACATGGCAGTCTATATATAAACTCCCACAAAGTTGGTTCAATCAATTTAAATTAGTGATTGGAGATGAAGCACATTTATTTAAAGCTAAATCTCTCACTACTATTATGACTAAACTCCCAAATTGTAAATACAAATATGGCTTTACCGGAACTTTGGATGGCACCGATACTAATAAGTTAGTATTAGAAGGGATGTTTGGTCCGGTCAGAAAAGTTACAACCACAGCAGAACTCATGAGTAAAGGAACTGTGGCTCAATTGCTAATTAAAGCATTGGTTCTTAAATATACCAATGAAGATAAAAAACTTGTAAGCAATTATGACTATCAAGCCGAATTAGACTTCATAGTCACTAATCCAAAAAGAAATAATTTTGTTAAAAACCTAGTTCTTTCACTTAAAGGTAACACCCTTGTATTCTTCAACTTTGTTGATAAACATGGTAAAATTCTATATGATTTAGTAAAATCTGAAGCCAAAGATAGAAATGTTTATTTTATATCCGGTGAAGTCAATGCCTTAGAAAGAGAAGAAATAAGAAAGTCAGTCGAGAATGATAGAAATTGTATTATCTTTGCTAGCTCTGGCACTAGTTCTACTGGTGTTAACATGGTAAATTTACAAAATATAGTATTCACAAGCCCATCAAAATCTAGGATTAGAAATCTACAGTCTATTGGACGTGCCCTCAGAAAATCTGAAACCAAAGTAAATGCTACTCTTTATGATTTGGCAGATGATTTGACATGGAAGTCAAAAAGAAATCACACCCTCAATCATTTTGTTGAAAGGATCAAAATCTATAGTTCCGAGTCATTTGACTATAAGATTTATAATATTGATCTAAACTAATCCATTATTTCCTTTTTCCTCAATGCCTATTATACCTATACTATGAAAGTTGTCAACCATGAATTTTACCACTAGACCAAAAAAACATTACGTGAACAATGCTGATTTTGTTAATGCCTTAAATGAATATAAAGAAAAACTTAAAACCAATCCAGAAGCCAGGATTCCAGATTATATTGGGATATGCATAAGCGCCATTTGTAACAAAATGGCAACACGCCCAAACTTCTCTGGATATACTTTTAAAGAGGAAATGATAGGCGATGCCATAGAAAACTGCCTTGAAGCAGTTGGCAATTTTGATCCTGCAAAATCCATAGAAAGATCCAGAACATCGACGGTTAATGCATTTGGTTATTTTAGCTGGATAGCATGGAATGCTTTCATTAGAAGAATAGCCAAGGAAAAAAAGCAGACTTATATTAAGTATAAGAATATGCAGAACCTACAAATATTTGATGATTCAACTATAGACCCATATAATAACGAAGCTACAAATCAAATTATAGAGGAGTTCGAATCAAAGTTGACAAAAACAAAGAAAAGTGTTATAGTAGGGATAGAAAAATTTGTTGACAACGATTAAGGACTATCATGGAAATAGCTATTATAGCCGATACTCACTGGGGCGTTCGTGGTGATAATTTAACATTTATGAATGCCACTAAAAAATTCTTGGATGATGTTTTCTTCCCTGAACTTGATAAAAAAAATATCAAATGTGTTGTTCATTTGGGAGATTTATTTGATCGTCGAAAGATGACAAATACAATTACCGCACATCGTCTAAGAAAAGACTTCATTCAACCGATGCTTGATCGTGGCATTGATTATCACCAAATTATTGGTAATCACGATACATATTATAAAAATACAAATGAAGTAAATGCTGTTGATGAGTTCTTCAGCTTTAATAATATGAAAGTATATCGTGATCCAACTGAAGTAAAAATATTTGATGAAAAAGTTTTAATGCTCCCATGGATCTGTGACTCTAATAGAGAAGCAAGCATGAAAGCAATTGCTGAATCTAATTCCAGATATTGTTTCGGACATTTAGAATTAGAAGGGTTTGAAATGTATCGTGGACATTTTGCCACACATGGTGAAAAATCCACTCTATTTGATAAATTTGAATTAACTTTATCTGGTCATTACCATCATAAATCAAATAAGAATTCCATAGTATATGTGGGATCACATGCACAATTTACGTGGTCTGATTATGGTGATGATAGAGGATTTCATATTCTAAATTTACAAGATTCAGAGTTGACATTTATCAAAAACCCATATATAATGTTCAATAAGATCTTTTATGATGATGCAGGTGTAAAATCACTTGAACCTCTAATAAACAAAGATTGGGGCATTTATAAAAATACTCTTTGTAAAGTAATTGTCCAAAATAAAATCAATCCTTATTGGTTTGATCTTTTTTGTGAAAAATTGGAAAATGCAAATCCAGTTGATTTCCAAATTGTAGAAGATCATCACAATTTAGATAATATCAATGAGGATGAATTAATTGATGAAGCGGAATCAACCATGGATATTTTTAAGAAACATATATCCCAACTAGAAGATTCTTCAGTCAATGTAAAAAAACTGGAAAAGGTTATTACAGAACTTTATAATAAGGCTATATCAATGGGTGTAGAGTGATAGTTTTTAAGAAAATCCGTTTTAAAAACTTCCTTTCAACAGGGAATCAATTTACAGAACTAGATTTATATAATTCTGGTAATACTCTTATTGTCGGAACAAATGGTGCTGGGAAATCAACACTTCTTGATGCTTTAACTTTTGGTTTATTTGGTAAAAGTTTTAGAAATATCAATAAACCACAACTTATGAATACTATAACCAAACGTGATCTTTTGGTAGAGATTGAATTTTCAATTGGTAAAAATAACTTCCTCATAAGAAGAGGAATGAAACCCAATGTATTTGAAGTATTCTGTAATGATTCCCTTCTCAATCAATCTGCTGAGATGCGAGACTATCAAGAAATTCTTGAAAAGCAGATTCTGAAATCAAACTATAAAACATTTTGTCAGGTTGATATTCTTGGATCGGCTTCATTTGTTCCATTTATGCAATTACCTGCTGCTCAACGAAGAGCTGTAATTGAAGATTTACTTGATCTACAAGTATTCAGTAATATGAATGTTCTATTGAAAGAACAGATTCAGCAAAACAATCAAGATATTCTAGAAAATTCTTATAAAAAGAAAATTATTGATGAAAAGATGAAGTTCCTCAAAGACCATCTTAAGGAACTTACAAAAAAGAGTACAGCTTTTATTGAGGAAAAGAAAAATACTATCCAAACCCTCAAGGAAAATATTGTTGAGAAACAAAAAGATATTAAATTAGATGAGGCTAATATTAATCAATTAGTTTCCTCAATTAAACATATTGACTATTTAACTATAAAAACAAAACTTTCAAAGTTTGAAACTTTGAAAATTGAGTTAAATTCCAAAATGGAATTACTTAATAGAGAAATACATTTTTTTGGGAATCACGAACATTGCCCAACATGCAATCAAAATATTGACTCTAAACTTAGTTGTGATAAAATTGAGAATGGACAAAAAAGAATCAAAGAACTTGATGCTGGATTGATAAAACTTAATACTATGATTTCAGAAATCAGAGATTCAATTATGTTTTATGATTCTACAAATGCAATTATTATTACACATAAAAATACTATTAATTCTATTGAATTAAGTATCAAGCAAGTTGAATGGAAAATTTCCTCAATAGAGGAAGAAATCAAAACCGCAAGTGAAAATATTTCTGATTCATCTGATTTAAAGATTGTTGATTTGGAAAGAGAACTTGCTGATGTTGGTAAGGAACATAATGACCTTCATGAACATAGATCAGTACTATCTCATGCAGCATCCCTATTAAAAGATGGTGGTATTAAAACCAAAATCATAAATCAGTATATTCCAATCATTAATAAGCTAATTAATAAGTATCTATCTTCTATGGATTTCTTTGTTGATTTTCAATTGAATGGACAGTTTGAGGAAACAATTAAATCCAGACATCGTGATGAATTTAGTTATGCCTCATTTTCAGAGGGTGAAAAACAACGAATTGATCTTGCTCTACTCTTTACATGGAGATCAATAGCCAAACTTAGAAATTCAATGAGTACAAATCTATTAATTTTGGATGAGGTATTTGATTCAAGTCTGGATAACAATTCAACCGAAATGCTTATGCAGATTTTAAATACCATAGGCTCAGAATGTTCTCTCTTTGTGATTTCACATAAAGATCATTTAATTGAGAGATTCCCAAATATTATTAGATTTATAAAAAATAAAAACTTTAGCAGAATTGAGGGACAATAATATGTTTTTATCTATGCTTTATAAACGAACTGCAACAGGTGCAGTTCAAACATGGGTTATTGAGATTGAAGGTGATTCATGGAGAACAATTTCTGGTCAACACGGTGGTGCTATGGTCACCTCAACTTGGCACAAATGTTTTGCTAAAAATACTGGTAAAAAGAATGCTACCACAAATGAAGAACAAGCTGTAATTGAAGCAAAAGCTAAACATAAAAAGCGACTTGAACTTGACTATTTTGAAAGCATGAATGATATTGATAATGATATCTATTTTAAGCCCATGCTTGCAGCAAAATATAAAGATCGTGTAAAAAAACTTGATTTTAAAAAGACTGTATGGACACAACCCAAACTAGATGGAATGCGTTGTGTTGTTACAATGTCTGGAATGTATTCCCGGGCAGGTGAACTAGTTGTATCTGCACCGCATATTCAAGAATATATGCTTCAAAATGGATTTTGGGATCAAGATGAATCTTTGGTCTATGATGGCGAGCTATATAATCATGAGTTCCATGAGAATTTCAATGAGCTCATGAGTATTGCTAGGCAAACCAAACCAACGATAGAAGATCTAAGCAAGTCAAAAAATCTATTACAGTACCATATCTATGATATCACTGGTGAAAAAGAAGAAACATTTGATGAACGATTTGTTTCCAAACCACACCAAAATAGCACATGTGGAACAATTCAATTTGTTCAAACCGATGAAGTCAATAGCTTTGACCAAATTGATGCTATGTATGAAAAATATCTAGAATTAAATTATGAAGGACAAATGGTCCGAGTCAATGATCTATATCATAATAAGCGTTGCAATACACTCTTAAAAAGAAAAGAATTCATTGATGAAGAATATAAAATTCTTGATGTTGTTGAAGGAAATGGTAATCGTGCTGGCATGGCAGGTAGAATTACTCTTCAGATGAAAGATGGGCGTACTTTTGGTGCTGGGATTAAAGGATCACATGAGTACTCTAAAAAACTATTACTTGAAAAGAGTAAATATCTCAACAATGATTCAGAAGCAACCATTCGGTATTTTAAATTAACACCAGATGGAATTCCTCGCTTTCCTGTTGCTGTTTATCTTTATGAAAAAGGTAGAAAAGAATAATGAACTTAATTGAATATACAGACCCAACTTTAAAAGAAATTAGCAAACAATTTGATTTTCAACATCCACCATTTGACGCTCTTGAGTTCTCTCAAGAGCTAGTTAAGACAATGTATGATAATAATGGAATTTGTCTTGCTGCAATTCAAGTTGGAGTTCCTTTTAGAATATTTGCTATGAGAGGGTCTCCACAAAATTTTGTGTGTTTTAACCCTAGAATTGTCCAACCATCCGAACAATTTATTAGACTTGAAGAAAAGTCATTGACATACCCCGGCTTATGTGTTAAAGTAAATCGACCACAACATTGCAGAGTAAGATTTGCAACGCCAAATGGTGACGTCAGAACAGAAACATTTACAGGGATAACAGCTCGTGTATTTCAACAATCCATGGACTTTCTTGATGGGCAGCTATTTTACTCAGCTGCTAATCCTATTCATCGTCAACAATCTTTGAGGAAATGGAAGCGGTAAAGTGAATATTTTCTATCTATCAACTGATGCGGTCGAAGCCGCACAATGGATGGTTGATAAACATGTTGTCAAAATGATTCTAGAATCAGCACAACTATTATCTACAGCACATCGTATTTTAGAT